GTTCGCGTTCATCCCGAATCACATTGCTGATGACTTCTTTGCCTCTGTTTATCCTACTATTTCTTCTGGACAGAGCACAAAGGTAATTATCGTTTCTACCCCTAGGGGTATGAATCACTTCTACCGCATGTGGCACGATGCGGAGAGGAATAAGAATGAGTATGTTCCCACAGATGTTCACTGGTCTGAAGTTCCTGGTAGAGATGAGCAATGGAAAGAACAGACAATTGCTAATACGTCAGAAGCACAGTTCAAAGTTGAGTTTGAGTGTGAATTTCTAGGATCGGTTAATACTCTTATCAATCCAGCAAAACTCAGAAATCTTGTATACGAAGACCCATTAAAAAGAAATGCTGGTCTTGATATCTATGAAAATCCAAAAGAAGATCATAATTATCTGATTACTGTTGACGTTGCCCGTGGATTAGGCAATGATTATTCAGCATTCATTGTTTTTGATATTACAGATTTTCCTTATAAGGCTGTAGCGAAGTATAGAAATAATGAAATCAAACCTATGCTATTCCCAAACATCATTTATGATGTTGCTAAGGCATACAATGAATCTTGGTTATTGATAGAAGTTAATGATATTGGAGACCAGGTAGCAAATATCCTCCATTTTGATTTGGAATACGAAAACGTTCTTATGTGTGCGATGAGAGGACGTGCAGGACAGGTTGTTGGGTCTGGTTTCAGTGGTAAGAAGTCTCAACTTGGCGTAAGAATGACTGCAGCAGTCAAGAAGTTGGGGTGCTCTAACCTCAAAACTCTTTTAGAAGATGATAAGTTGTTAACTGTTGATTATGATATCATATCAGAACTTACGACATTTGCTCAGAAGCATAATTCATTTGAGGCAGAAGAAGGATGTAATGATGATTTAGCAATGTGTCTTGTTATTTTCTCTTGGTTAGTTGCTCAAGACTATTTCAAAGAAATGACGGATAATGATGTCCGTAAGAGAATCTATGAGGAACAAAAGAATCAAATTGAGCAAGATATGGCACCATTTGGTTTTATCTTGAATGGTCTTGATGATGAAACGGAATTTGTAGATTCCAATGGAGATAGATGGTATACAGATGAATACGGCGATATGTCTTATATGTGGGAATACAAGTAATGGACTTTGACGATCAGGTAGAATTAGAACATCTATTATTCTTCGATCGCAAATGTAGAGTATGTGGGCAGGTCAAAAACTTAATAGAAGACTATTATCTAACAAGAAAAGATAGAAAGACTTTAGCATCGGCATATTCTTATGAGTGTAAAGAATGTACAATAAAGAGAGTTGTTGTCAATAGGATAACAACCAAGGTTTTTGATAAGTGGGAATATCCTGACTGGTAGGTTTGTTCATGCACAGTTTCCCCGCTGAAAATACCCCTTTTCCTAAATATTTTTAGATAAATTTGGACTGCGAGGACAAACAAGATGCCATTAAATTTAGCATCTCCTGGTATTGTAGTAAAGGAAGTAGACCTGACAGTTGGAAGAGTAGATCCAACGTCGGCAAGCATTGGAGCTATTGCGGCACCGTTTGCCCAAGGTCCCGTAGAACTTCCTACACTAGTTGAAAACGAACAAGACTTACTGAATGTATTCGGTAAACCACAAAATGCAGATAAGCACTACGAACATTGGCTTACTGCGTCTTCTTTCTTAGCATACGGTGGTTCGCTGAGAGTCGTAAGAGCAGATGGAAGCAATCTTCAGAATGCAAAAGCAGGTGCTGCTTCTAGCGTAAAAATTAAGAGCGTTGAGCACTATGAGCAATTGGGTTATGATGTATCAACTATTACCGATGTAACTGTTGCTGCTAAAAACCCAGGTTCATGGGCAAACGGTCTAAGAGTTGGCATTATTGATGCCAAGGCAGATCAAATTCTGACTCTTTCTGCAGCAAATGGAATTACCGTAGGATACGGAGTTACTCAGGCAATCTCAGCAACTCTTCCTGGTGTTGGTACAACTACAGTTCTTGATGGACACCTGAAGGGTGTTGTTACCCAGGTTGATGGAACCAATGCTTATGTAAAAGTTCTTTCACACGTATCCTCCACAGGAACAGAAACTGAAGTTGATTATCAACCAGGCGGCATTTATGCATTCTCTGGATCTGGATCGGTTGCTATCCATACTAATGGTCAAGCAATATCTTATGCAACAACTTCAGTAACTGCACAGGCAGATTGGTTCGATCAACAAAATCTTTCGCTGACTGCAACTTCTACTGTTAAGTGGAACGAAATCGCAGATCGTCCCGGAACTTCCGCATATGCCGCAGCAAGAGGATCTAGATTTGACGAAGTTCACGTTGTAGTTGTTGATGGTTTAGGAAAAGTTACAGGAAACTCTGGTACTGTTCTTGAAAAGCACTTATCTCTTTCTAAGGCAAAAGATGCAGAATTCTCTGTAGGTTCTCCTTCTTACTGGAGAGGATACCTAAAGGATAATTCACAATACATCTTTGGTGGTTCTGCCCCAGCAGGAATTGTAACCACTGGATTTAGTGCCGATTTCACCCTTGAGTCTGATGTAAATTGGGATCAAGATGCTGAGGGAGTCACGTTTGCTGCCGCAGGAAATTCCAATAATACATTAAGTGCAGGTTGGGATTATGACGGTGGGATGGATCCAACAGCTGCTGGTGCTCTGACCGCATCTTTAGCAGACCTCGTTTCTGGATATGGATTATTTGAGAATACCGAAAACTATGAGGTAGATTTCCTCCTGATGGGATCTGCAGCATACGCTAAAGATCAAGCACAGGCACTTGCAAACAAGTTAATCTCTGTTGCCGAAATAAGAAAGGATGCACTCGCATTCATTTCACCATACAGAGGTGCCGCTATCACCGACAGTTCTGATGACAGAGCAGCACAAATCAACTCTGATTCGGATATTACCGATAATGTTCTGAGTTTCGTAGCACCTATCACTTCATCTTCTTATGCCATTATCGATAGTGGTTATAAGTACATGTATGATAGATTTGCAAATACCTTCCGTTATGTTCCTCTGAATGGTGATGTGGCAGGTCTTTGTGCCAGAAACGACATCAACAACTTCCCTTGGTTCTCACCAGCAGGAACTGCAAGAGGAGGAATTCTCAACGCAGTCAAACTTGCATACAATCCTTCCAAGGCTCAAAGAGACAAACTTTATTCGGCAAGAGTAAACCCAGTCATCTTCTCACCTGGTGCTGGCATTGTTCTCTTTGGTGACAAGACTGGACTCGGTAAAGCATCAGCATTCGACAGAATCAACGTTCGTCGTCTGTTTATCTATCTCGAAGATGCAATCTCTGCTGCTGCTAAGGATCAACTCTTTGAGTTCAATGATGTAATCACAAGAACAAACTTTGTAAATATCGTTGAACCATTCCTTCGTGATGTTCAGGCAAAGAGAGGAATCTCTGATTACGTTGTTATCTGTGATGAGACTAACAACACCGCAGCAGTAATAGACAATAATGAGTTTGTTGCTGACATCTTTATCAAACCAGCAAGGTCGATCAACTTCATTGGACTTACATTTGTTGCCACCAGAACTGGTGTTGCCTTTGAAGAAGTAATTGGTAACGTTTAATTATTAATCAAACATAGAGGTAAAAAACAATGGCATACCAACAACAAAATAACATTCCATTAAAGAAGATTACCGATTTTAAAGGTAAACTGGCAGGTGGTGGTGCAAGACCCAATCTATTTGAAGTTGAGTTATCATTTCCATCAGAAGTGAGTGTAGACAATGATGTTCTCGAAAAATCAAGATTTCTTGTAAAGGCAGCTGCTCTGCCAGCATCAACAGTTGCTTCTATTGATGTTCCTTTCAGAGGACGTATTCTTAAGATTGCTGGTGACAGAACATTTGAAACCTGGACTATTACCGTCATCAACGATGTTGATTTTTCACTTCGTTCTGCTTTTGAAAAGTGGATGAACACAATCAATAAGATGAGTGATGCTACTGGTTTAACAAACCCTGCCGATTATCAGGCAGATGCATTTGTTTATCAGTTGGATCGTGACAGCAGTGTTCTTAGATCGTACAAGTTCTATGATGTATTCCCAACTAATATTTCAACTATTGATCTGAGTTATGAAACATCAGATACCATTGAAGAGTTTACTGTGGAACTTCAGGTCCAGTGGTGGGAAGCATCTAAAGGAAATTCTTCCCAAGCTGGTGGTGAAGACATTAACTAAATAGTAGAATAACAGTCTAGTCAAGAATTATAATGGCAAAACTTTTTGGTTTTTCAATTGAAGACAACGAAAAAAAGTCTAAAAGTATAGTTTCCCCCGTTCCTCAAAATAATGAGGACGGGGTTGACAATTATATTGCTAGTGGATTTTACGGTTCATATGTAGATATTGAAGGTCAATTTAGAACTGAATTTGATTTATTAAAAAGATATAGAGAGATGGCACTTCACCCAGAATGTGATGGTGCCATCGAAGATGTTGTAAATGAAGCAATTGTTAGTGATCTTTATGATTCACCAATTGAGATTGAACTTTCCAATTTAAATGCAACTGATAAATTAAAGAAAGTTATCAGAGAAGAGTTTAAACATATTAAGGAACTTCTTGATTTTGATAAGAAGTCACACGAAATTTTTAGAAATTGGTATATCGATGGAAGACTTTATTACCATAAAGTAATCGATCTCAAAAAACCTCAGGAAGGTATTAAAGAACTGAGGTATATTGATCCGATGAAAATGCGGTTTGTCCGCCAAGAAAAGAAAAAAGATAAGAATATACTTGGACCAAATATTGCTAACAATCAAAATGAAAATAATGGAATAGCACCAGAAATTGAAGAATATTTTGTCTATACACCTAAGGCACAATATCCAACAAATACTTATACTAGTTCTGGAGCATCAAAAGGAACTAAAATTGCAAAAGATGCGATCACATATTGCACTTCTGGATTAGTTGATAGAAACAAGGGAACAGTCCTTTCATATCTTCATAAAGCAATTAAGGCACTCAATCAACTGAGAATGATTGAGGATTCTCTTGTTATTTACAGATTATCAAGAGCACCAGAGCGTCGTATTTTCTACATTGACGTTGGCAATCTTCCAAAGGTAAAGGCAGAACAATATCTTCGTGATGTTATGATGCGTTATCGTAACAAGTTGGTTTATGATGCCAACACCGGTGAAGTTCGTGACGATAAAAAGTTCATGAGCATGTTGGAAGATTTTTGGCTTCCAAGAAGAGAGGGTGGTCGTGGAACAGAAATCTCTACACTTCCTGGTGGACAAAACTTAGGAGAACTTGCTGATATTGAGTATTTCCAAAAGAAACTTTATAGAGCACTTGGAGTTCCAGAGTCAAGAATTGCTGCCGAAGGTGGGTTTAATCTTGGTCGTTCATCTGAGATTTTGAGAGACGAACTTAAGTTTGCCAAGTTTGTCGGTCGTTTGAGAAAGAGATTTGCTCAAATGTTCACTGATATGCTGAAAACGCAATTGATTCTCAAGAACATTGTGTCACTGGAAGATTGGGAAACAATTGCCGATCATATTCAATATGATTTCTTATATGATAATCAATTTGCAGAACTGAAGGAAACTGAAATGCTCAATGAGCGTCTTGGTGTTTTGGCAACTATTGAACCTTATATTGGTAAGTATTATTCTACCGAATGGGTTCGCAGAAAAGTTCTTCGCCAGACCGATGCTGAAATGATTGAAATGGATGAGCAGATTGAACAAGAAATCAAAGACGGAATTATTCCAGATCCAAGTACAATCGATCCAATTACAGGAGAACCATTACCACAAGAAGGTGAAATGGGAATGATGGGTGATGTACCTATGGAACCAGAAATTGATGGTTCTGCTACACAAGTAAAAGAACCTAAAGGCGGCGAAATATAAATAAAGAATATAGTTATATTAACTTTTTATGGAAGAAATTGTAAATTTGATCGGATCTGATGCCTCCGCTTCGGATATTAGCGACAAAATTAAAGACGCTCTTTATGCTAAGTCGGCACAAAGAATTGATGCTATTCGTCCAACCGTAGGTGCAACCGTTTTTGGTGACAATCAATCATCTGAGGAACAAGAATAATGTCAAGGACTAGATTAATTGGTGATGAAGTTGCATTAGGAATTAATGCGGCAGGTGGATCTAGCATATCAAATGCTACCGTCGTTAGATTATACAATGGAGTTGGAAGCACTGCTGTAGTAAGTATGGCAAGTACCGTTGGTGCTGCAGATACAGTTTCTTTCAGTATGCCTGCTGGTCATGTTGAATTATTGGAAAAAACGGCAAGTTATGTTATTTGGGCAGATAGTGCTGCTGTAAGAGCAACAAAAGTAGGATTTACTGGATAAACAAATGAAACTTATCACAGAAGAAATTTCAAACGTACAGATTAT